TACGGATTGACGGTTGTAGATGAGTTTGAAGAATACTACATCTATAACGAAAAAGGTGTTTCTAATACTACTTCAGGTGGTATTAAAATTGCAACTGACACAATATCATTTTGTCCGTCAGGTATAATTGACCAAAACAAAAATCTAGTATTATCTTATTTGCATAAGGCAATTAAACCAGTTAATCAATTAAGAATGATTGAAGACGCTTCTGTTATTTACAGAATTGCAAGAGCGCCTGAAAGAAGAATATTTAAGATTGATGTTGGTAATTTACCTAAAGCAAAAGCTGAACAATATCTACGTGATGTTATGGCAAGATACAGAAACAAACTTGTCTATGACGCAAACACAGGTGAAATCAGAGACGACAGAAACTATATGTCTATGTTGGAAGATTTCTGGTTACCAAGTAGAGAAGGCGGTAGAGGTACACAAATAGATACTTTACCAGGTGGTCAAAATCTAGGAGAAATTAACGATATAGAATACTTTAGAAGTAAACTTTATCGTTCTTTAAATGTACCTGTAAGTAGATTAGAGTCTTCTTCAGGATTTAATTTAGGCCGTTCAACTGAAATTACAAGAGACGAATTGAAGTTTACAAAATTTGTACAAAGATTAAGAAAGAAATTTACTGAACTCTTTAATGACATTTTAAAAACTCAATTAGTATTAAAAGGTGTAATTGCAGAACCAGAATGGGCTACATTAAGAGACAATATACAATATAATTTTTTACAAGATGGACATTTTGCAGAATTGAAAGAGTCAGAAATGTTAATGGAAAGATTGAGATTGGCCGATTCAATGAGAGATTATGTTGGTAAATACTTCTCTGTGGAGTTTGTTAGAAAGAATGTATTAAGACAAACAGATAGAGAAATAGCAGATATAGATAAACAAATTAGGAAAGAAATTGATGACGGTATAATTTCAATGCCAGACACAGGCGAATATACTAGAGAAATCAAATAGGAGATAAATTATGTCAGAAAAAATAACAGACTTTATTAACAAGTTGAATACAGGAGATAATGCAGGTGCTGGTGAAGCATTTAAAGACGCATTAAGAGATAAAGTAGCAACTTCACTTGACGCACAAAGACAAGATATTGCTGGTAGAATTTTTAGTGGTGTAGAGCCAGAAGCTCATAGCGACCCTAAACCGGCGGTAACTGACCCAAGCGATAAGACAGACCAAATTATGGATACAACAGGTCAAGAAATAGAGTTTACTGATAATGGTAACGAACAACCTACACCTGAAGCCGAGGTTCCAAGTGCAGAGAGTCAGCCAGTTAATCAGTAAGTCACCGGTAGACACGGAGGCATTTAATAAATTGTCGCCACGTCAAAAAGATGTGGTGAGTGATTTTTATAACCAAGTTGATTATGATACAGATGATGTTGTCAAGGAAGTTGAAACAACAATTGATAACGTTGCTGTTAAGCACGAAGTAAATACAGATGTAATTTATGATTACATTGATAAGGAATTAGGTTTATGAGTTATACAGACAACAGGTTTATAGCAAAAGATGTAGCCGCTTCAGGTCAATTAGTTAATAATGATATGAACAAAAGACATTTTGCTAAACTTGTTAATGTAAATGCTAATACAACGGTAACATTAACGGATGAAACGGATGCTAATATTGGTTCTGTTTTATTGGTAAATGTTGGTGAGGAAGTTGTTATTGAAAAACAACCTGCTCATTCATTATCAACAGATAAAGCAATCTATTCTGGTTCGCCAGTAGTTGGTAGTGAAGATACTGATAGTTTAACTTTAGCTGCAGGTGCAGTTGAAAGAACTTATAGTGCATATGTTTTTGATACTACAACCCCTTATGATGACCAAACTTCATATGACGCTTACTTTACTGGTTCAGAATCACCTAGTGCCACAACAACGGTGACTAGTATTAGTAGAAGTGCAACGGTGCCTGAAAATACCTCTTATACTATGATAGGTTATTTTAAAGCACCAGCAACTGGTACATTTACTTTTTTTATTAATAGTGATGACGCTAGTTATTTATTTTTAGGTGGTTCAGCAGATAATCCACCAGTTGGTATTAATTTATCAAATGCTGTAGTTGATAATGGTGGTAAACACGGAGCTACTGAAAGAAGTGGTAATTTTTATTTAGAACAAGATAATTACTATAAATTATTTGCAGTATTTGGTAATCATACAGGACCTGGTACGGCTGTTTTCAGTTTTTCAGGACCTAGTATTAGTAAAACAACAGATTTTAGTGGTCGTTTATTTTATAATTCAGATACAAACGGACATTAATAAGAGGAGAAACAATGGCATATTCAGGAACATTTATTATTAAAGGTAGTGCAGTCACAGGAACTTTATCAGACAACAATGTAGGTAATTCTCATTTTGTCAGAATTACAGCAACAGCTGGAACTAATACTATTACCGTAAAAAATAGTGATAGTACAACATTAGGTACGGTTTATCTACACGCAGCTGGTGATGTGATTACAATTGAGAAAGCACCAACAGATACTTTATCATCAAGTGGTGCTGTAAGTGCTACGGCTGTAGCACCAAGGAGTTAATTTTTATAATGACTATTCTTTGGTTTGATAATTTAGATAAAGAGAATAAGTCTATTGTACATAAGACAGATGATAACTTTAAAGTTATAACAAACATTAAAGGTATACAATCTGATGGTGGTACGGTTGTTGATGTTGCAAAATTAAATAACGCAACTAGTCAACCTAAAATTAGTATTGCAAATGTTTATTATGAAATATTTGGAACAGGTAATGTTAAACTAACACTAGGCAGTAAAGAGTTATCTGTTAGTGGTAGAGGAAATTATGGGATTAAACCAACAGAAAATAAGTTGGTTGATGAAGCAGAACAAAACGTAGTATTACAAGCAGATTCTACGGTACCTAAATTTAATATTAGTTTAGAGTGCCACAAAGAATCAGGATTTGAGGAATAAAAATGGCAGACACGGTAACAACACAAACTATAGCTGATACGCAAGGTGTAAAATTCGTTGCGAAGTTAACAAACTTTTCAGATGGCACAGGCGAGAGTTTAGTTAAAAAGATTGACGCTTCAGAGGTTACATTTATGACCGAAGACGCAACTAGAAAAATTGCAAAGATATGGTATTCAATAAATGTATCTGATACTAAATCGGCAGTTGAATTGGTATGGGACGGAGAAACTAATTCTACAGCAGCTATTTTAAGTGGTAATGGTTATTGGGATTTAAGAACAGCCGGCAATGAAATTACAAATAATGCAACAACACCTACTGGTGATGTGTTATTATCTACTAAAAACTTTGCTTTAGGCGATAACTACACAATAATTGTAGAGTTTAGATAAAATCCTTTATAAATATATAACAAAGAGAGAGACTAAATGAAATTAATATCGGAAGAAGTTGCTTCGGCAGAGTATATTGTAGAAGAAAAAAACGGTAAAAAAGATTACAAAATCCGTGGTGTCTTTCTACAATCTGACATCAAGAATAGAAATGGAAGAATATACGAGAATGATATTCTAGCGAAAGAAGTAAACAGATATAACAGAGAATTTATCCAAAAAAATAGAGCGTTCGGTGAGTTAGGCCATCCAGATGGTCCAACCGTAAATTTAGAGAGAGTATCACATATGGTTACTGCTCTAGCACCAGACGGTAAAAATTTTATGGGTGAAGCCAAGATTATGAACACACCTTACGGTAAGATTGTAAAAGGTCTTATTGATGAAGGCGCTCAATTGGGTGTATCATCAAGAGGTATGGGTTCCTTGGTTACAAAGAACGGTGCTAATTATGTAGGTAAAGACTTCTATTTAGCAACGGCGGCTGACATTGTTGCAGACCCAAGCGCTCCAGACGCTTTCGTAGAGGGTATTATGGAGAATAGAGAGTGGATATGGGACAATGGTCAGATTAAGGTACAGGATATTGAAGAATATAAGAGATATATTGAGAAGGCAAAATCAATCCAATTAGCAGAAGCTAAGGCGGAAGTGTTTAAAACCTTTCTTAAAAAGCTCTAATATTATAAATATCTTACAGAGAATAAAATAAACGTTTATTTTAATAAAGAATAAGGAGATTTCTAAAATGGCCGAGACAGACAATAAAGTAGAGGCTTTGGAAAAATCAGCGGTTGCTGAAGCAAGTGCTAACCCACAAGCGGATGCTCCGAAGAAAAATGCTGTTGCGGCTGAACCTTCTCACATTGCAAGTATGAATAATGCAGAGGATTTAGGTGCAGCTGTTGTTAAACCAACAGACAGCAATCCAGACGCTACGAAAAAAACTAAACAAGTTTCTGGTGACGCTCAACAAAAAAGCCAAGGCGCAGCTGACCCTATGCCGAAGTTAAAAGAGAGCGAAGAAACTGAAGAAGGTTCTGAAATCAAAGAAGGCGAAATGCCTAAAGCAGCTTTAGACGCTCTTAAAAAATCGCAAGATAAAAAAGAAAAGTCTGAAGAAGCTGACGCTGAAGACAAAGAGAAAAAACCTGCAATGAAAATGAAAATGGCTTCTTATGCAAAAGAAGACATTGATGTTTCAGAGCACGTTGACGCTCTTGTAAATGGCGAAAATGATTTATCAGAAGAATTTAAAACAAAAGCTGCTACCGTTTTTGAAGCTGCAATTAAATCAAAAGTTGGTGAAATTGCTGAATCAATGGAAGCAGATTATAACAACAAATTAGAGCAAGAAAGTGCAAAAGCAAAAGAAGAATTAACTGAAAAAGTTGACTCTTACTTGTCTTACGTTGTTGAAGAGTGGATGAAAGAAAACGAAATCGCTCTTGAACGAGGTATTAAAGGCGAGATTGCTGAAGACTTTATCTCTGGTCTTAAAAAACTTTTCAGCGAACATTATATTGATGTTCCAGATGAGAAGTATGATGTTTTAGAAGCGCAAGCAACTAAAATTGAGACATTAGAGTCAAAGTTAAACGAGCAAATTGAAAAGAATGTTGAACTAAACAAAGACAATTCAGTAAAATCTCAAAAAGAGATTATGGCTGAAGTTGCTAATGATTTAGCAGACACTCAAAAAGAAAAATTTGCTAAACTTGCTGAAGAGATTGAATACTCAACTGCTGAAGATTTTAAGAAAAAGTGTGAGACTATCAAAGAATCATACTTTGGACAAAAAGCAAAAGCAGATGAGGCTTTAGATGATGTGGCGGCTGCTGGTGAAACTTCATTAAGTAATGAGGATTTATCAAAAGCGATGGCTGCTTACACTGCCGCTATTAGCAAAACAAAAGATATTAAAATATCTTAATCAAGGAAAAGGGAGAAATAAACAATGTACTTATCCGAAACTCACGAAAAAAAATGGCAGCCAGTCCTTGAGCATCCTGATTTACCAAAAATCACGGATTCTTATAGACGTGCCGTCACCTCTGTTATCTTGGAAAACCAAGAAAGAGCTGCTAAGGAAGACAATGCGTTCTTATCTGAAGCTGCACCAACAAACTCAACTGGTTCAGCTGTATCTAACTGGGATCCAATCCTAATTAGTTTAGTAAGAAGAGCAATGCCTAACCTTATCGCTTACGATATTGCAGGTGTTCAACCTATGACCGGTCCAACTGGTCTTATATTTGCTATGAGAAGCAGATACACTTCACAAACTGGTCAAGAAGCTATGTTTGACGAAGCTGATACTGATTTCTCTGGTAGAAACGCTGCTGGTTCAGCTGTAGATGGTTATTCAACTACTGCTAACGCCGGTACTAACCCAGCTGTCTTAAATGACGGTTCACCAGGTACTTACACAAAAGGTACAGCAATGACTACAGCAGCTGCTGAAGCATTGGGTGACGCTAGTGGTAACGCATTTGCTGAAATGGCTTTCTCAATTGAGAAATCTACGGTAACTGCTAAATCAAGAGCTCTTAAAGCTGAATACACTATGGAACTTGCTCAAGACTTAAAAGCAATCCACGGTTTAGACGCTGAAACAGAGTTAGCAAACATCTTATCTGCTGAAATCTTGGCTGAAATCAATAGAGAAGTAGTTAGAACTATCTACATTAACGCTGAAAAAGGCGCTGCTGTAAATACAACAACTGCTGGTATCTTTGATTTAGACACAGACTCAAATGGTAGATGGTCTGTTGAGAGATTCAAAGGTCTTATGTTCCAATTGGAAAGAGACGCAAACAGAATCGCTCAGAGAACAAGAAGAGGAAAAGGAAATATGATTATCTGTTCTTCAGATGTCGCTTCTGCTCTTCAAATGGCTGGTGTATTAGACTATACTCCTGCTCTTAACAACAACCTAAACGTTGACGATACTGGTAATACTTTTGCTGGTGTTCTTAACGGTAGATACAAAGTGTACATTGACCCGTATAGTGCAAACTCTTCGGCGAAACAATACTACGTAGTTGGTTATAAAGGTACTTCACCTTATGACGCTGGTATGTTCTATTGTCCATATGTACCTCTACAAATGGTTAGAGCAGTTGGTCAAGATACTTTCCAACCTAAAATTGGTTTCAAAACTAGATACGGTCTAGTAGCGAACCCATTTGCCGAAACTGGTGCAATTTCAGGTGCTGCTTCAGCAGTAAATGACGCTGGTTCAGCAAACTCTAACAGATACTACCAAAAAGTACAAGTTGCAAACTTAATGTAATTTTACTTTGCGAAGTACAAACTTCAGAAAAAGGGCGGTTTATCCGCCCTTTTTTTTGGCCTTCCTCCAGGATGGATAAATATCCATATGACAACTACTAACGCATTATCAAGACAACCAACTAAATTAGATTTAGCTGCTCCAACGCAGTTTAAATTTTCTATTATCAAATTACCTAAAGTAGAATACTTTTGTACGGCTGCTAATATACCCTCTATTAATTTAAATGATATTAAACAACCTACTCCTCTTGCAGATATACCTGTACCAGGAGAAAAGATTACTTTTGGTGACCTAGAGTGTACGTTTATGGTAGATGAGAATTTAGAAAACTACCGAGAAATACACGGTTGGATGATGGGGTTAGGATTTCCAAAGTCAAGAACACAATTCGCAGATTTAATCAAATCAGGTGCTGATAGATTTCCTTTGCAAGGTTCTAGTCAAAAAATTACAGACCCCGGTAAGGTAACAGGTGGTGCTACGCCAATGGGTCCTGCTTTTTCAGACGCAACTTTAAACGTATTATCTAGTAAAAATAGACACAATATTGAAGTACGTTTTAGTGATGTTTTTCCTATTAGTTTGTCAGGACTAAACTTTAATCAACAAGCTGATGATGTAGCATATCTATCGGCAACGGTTACATTTAAATATAAGATATACGAATTCGCTGTAAAAGGTGGAAAAACTTTAGATACAATAAGTTAAACCAGACTTTACTTTTTGAGTAAATTATGATAGATTGGATACATTATGGATTTAGAAAAACTACAAGAACAAGTTGATAAAGATTTAAAATTAAACGATACTGAATTAGATTTAGAATCTTTAAAAACACCTCAATTACACAACACATATATGAAACACTTGACAAAGTATAAACTTATGTTAAGTAGAGCTGAGTCTGAACTTCACACTATTAAAAGAGATAAGTGGGAATATTATACAGGCAAATCAGACGCTTCAGTATATGCAAAGAAACCTTTTAACTTTAAATTATTAAGACAAGACGTTGACAAGTATCTTGATTCAGATGAAGAGATACAACGTGCAAAACAAAAAGTAGATTACTTACAAACCACCACAGATTTTTTAGACAAAACTATTAGACAAATTTCAAATAGAACCTTTACAATAAAAAATGCGATTGAGTGGCGTAAGTTTACTAGCGGCGCTATTTAATGACCAATGTAAGATACCTTATCATTGATAAGAAGGATGATGTTTACCTAAAAATTGAAGCTGATGATTCTATTCGTAGAGAGTTAGGAGAATTCTTTACGTTTGAAGTGCCAGGTTTTAAGTTTATGCCTCAATATAGGGCAAGACAATGGGACGGTAAAATTAGATTATTCTCTTATCAAACAGGACAGATATATGCTGGTCTTTATCTTTACATATTACAATGGTGTAAAGACAATCAAATAGAAGTAGTTGACGGAACAAAAATTACTGAAACAAAGGTTGATGATAAAAAAGTTAATAAGTTTATTGAAGCCTTAAAGATACCTTTCAAAGTTAGAGATTACCAAAAAGAGGCATTTGTATATGCAACAAGAACAAATAGGTGCTTGTTATTGTCGCCAACTGCCTCTGGTAAATCTCTGATAACTTATCTATTGGTAAGATTTAATATATTAAGATTAAAAGAGAACAATAAAAAAATATTAATTATTGTACCAACAACATCATTAGTAGAACAATTGTTTAAAGATTTTAAAGATTATGGTTGGTCGCCTGAAAAAAATGTACATAGAATATATCAAGGTCACGAAAAAGAAACAAACAAGTCTATTATAATATCTACTTGGCAATCTATATACAATCAACCTAAAAAATGGTTTCAACAATTTGGTATGATTATTGGTGATGAAGCACACTTATTTAAAGCAATATCATTAACAAAGATAATGACCAAGTTAGTAAAATGTCCATATAGAGTAGGAATGACAGGTACTTTAGATGGTAGTAAAACACACAAATTAGTATTAGAGGGTTTGTTTGGTGCTGTAAATAAGGTAGTATCCACAACTGAACTTCAGGAAAAGGGAAAACTAGCTGACCTCAAAATATATTGTTTGGTCTTACAACACGGTAAACAAGAAAGAGAATTTATTAAAGGTAAAACATATCAAGAAGAAATGGACTTTTTAGTCTCTCACGAAAAAAGAAATAAGTACATAAGAAATTTGGCCTCTGGCCTACAAGGCAATACACTATGTTTGTTTCAATATGTAGAAAAACACGGAAAGGATTTGTATGAAGCAATTAAAGATAAGGCTACTGATAAACAGGTTTTTTATGTTTATGGTGGTGTTGATACCGAAGAAAGAGAACGTATTAGAGAACTTACAGAAAAGTCTGACAACTCTATTATCGTTGCGAGTTATGGGACTTTCAGTACCGGCATTAATATTAGGAATTTGCATAACATTATTTTTGCTAGTCCTAGTAAATCCAGGATAAGAAACTTACAATCAATAGGTAGAGGTCTCCGATTAAAAGATAATAATTCACACGCAACTTTGTATGATGTCGCAGACGATTTAACTTATAATGAAAAGGAAAACTATACTTTGGCACACTTTAGAGAACGGATAAATATATACAACGGCGAAGACTTTGATTATGAAATTCACAACGTAGAGATAGACAATGCACCAAGAGATTAAAGATAATAAAACTAATATAAAGTTAATTAAATTAATAAATGGTGATGACATAGTTTGTCATTTACCGGAGAAAGATACTCAACTTCCGGATAACTCACCACTATTAAGATTAGAAAAGCCTTTACAGGTTAAGTATATACCTCAATTCACACCTGGTGGATTTAAGGATTATATTGCTTTGATTCGTTGGGTAAACTTTTCACCTGATAACATAATTACTATACCTAAAGATAAAATTATGACTATCGCCGGTGCTACTAAAGAAATGGCAGGTCAGTATGCGATTATCTCTAAAGATTATCACACTCTTCGGCCTCCGAAAGAAGATAAGAATTATAAGTCTGAACAATTAGGTGATTTGGACTCTAAAAAATTAAGAGAAATATTTGAAGAATTTGATGATGATGAGGAAGATAAAACTATCCATTAATATAGCTGTTCTTGAAAACGCTACACCGCTCATTATACATAGGAATTTTCAATTGTCAAGTGTGAAATGAACATTGACATTTATTATTAAATAAGATAGTATGAGGATATTATGGCAAGACAAAAATCAAAACCCGAACATTACGTAAACAACAAAGATTTCTTAGCCGCTATGGTTGAGTATCGTAAGTCTGTTAAAAGAGCTGAAAGAAAAAAAGAAGCAAAACCACCAGTTACCGATTATATTGGTAGTTGTTTCTTAAAGATAGCGAATCATTTATCATACAGACCTAACTTTATTAATTACACATATAGAGACGATATGATTAGTGATGGTATAGAAAATTGTTTACAATACCTAGACAACTTTAATCCAGATAAATCAAATAATCCATTTGCTTACTTTACACAAATAATATATTACGCTTTTATTAGACGTATTCAAAAAGAAAAGAAGCAAACTACAATCAAACAAAAGATGATTGCAGATGGTAATTATGATGATATGACTTTACATCCAGGTGAAGATAGAGAATTTAAAAATCAGTTTAGCGAATATTTAAGAGCTAATTTACCTAGAGAAGAAACATCCGAAGAAGACAAGAAACCTAAAAAAGCAGTTAAGAAAAAGAAATAATGAAAATAGCGTTGTTAAATGATACTCACTTTGGTGTGAGAAATGATAGTCCAGCTTTCTTAAAATATCAAAATAGATTCTATGATGAATTGTTTTTTCCATATTTAAAAGAAAACAATATTACTACACTTATACACCTAGGTGATGTAGTTGATAGAAGAAAGTTTATTAACCACAATACAGCACATAACTTTAAAAAGAAGTTTTGGAATAGATTAGAAGAACTAAACATTGATACTCATATTATCATTGGTAACCACGATACCTATTATAAGAATACAAACGAAGTAAATGCCTTACAAAATTTAGAAATAAACAAAGGTGCTAAAGTCTATACACAAACAACCGAGGTTGAGTTTGATAACTTGCCTATCTTATTCATACCTTGGATTTGTGATGATAACGAAACTGATTCGGTTGAAAAGATTAAAAATAGTACATCAGCTATTGCAATGGGTCATTTAGAAGTTAAAGGTTTTGAAATGCACAACGGCCATTTTAATGACCACGGTCAAGACAAGGCTATGTTTAAGAGATTTGAAAAGGTATTATCAGGCCATTTTCATAAGAAATCAGATGACGGCCAGATATATTATCTAGGTACTCAATACGAAATGACTTGGTCAGATTACAATTGTCCAAAAGGATTTCATATATTTGATACTGACACCAGAGACTTGACAAGAGTAGAAAATCCTGTTAAGATGTTTAAGAAAATAATATATGATGATAAGTCAACAAATTATAACGAATTTGATATAAACGAATATGATGAATGTTTTATTAAACTATTTGTGTCTCAAAGAACAGACGCCGATATGTTTAATAATTTAATGGATAGATTGTACAATCAAATAAATGTACACTCTGTTGATGTTATAGAAGATATGTCAGATGTTAATGTATCTGTTAAACAAGATATACTTGAGCAAGGCGAAGACACATTAACTTTTTTAGGTAACTATATTGAACAAACTAATACAGACCTAGATAAACAAAAATTAAAAGCTTTTGCAAAAGAACTATATAGTGAGGCAAGTGAATGATGAAAGTAAATAGTGTAGGTAGTATAAATTTTGGACCTTTTGTACACCACTATAAAGCACACGACGGATTAATAAAAGGTTTACTAGAAAGAGGCGCACCAAAAGTAGAAGGCGCAGCTAATGAAGAATTGGCTGGTGTATTAAATGACCAGCGTGGTTATAGTAGTGATGATAAAAAATGGTTTGTACAAGAGTTTCAACCTTATATATCAGACTATTCAAGACGTAATTGTGAATGGCGAGGTGGCGATTGGGAAAAAGGTGGTTGGACAGATAAGTTTAACTTGATGTCATTATGGATTAACTATATGAAAAAAAACGAATACAATCCTAATCATCATCATAGTGGCCAATTAACTTGGGTAATTTATTTAGAAACACCTGATTTAGAAAAAGAAAGAGCTGAATACAAAGGTAGAAGTGTAGGACCAGGTGGTATATGTTTTCATTATGGCGACCCACAAATACCTGAATGGGCAATACATACGTTTGGTTTTGTTCCTCAAAAAGGTGATATGTGGATTTTTCCTTGTCTATTAAGACACGAAGTTGTTCCTTTTAAATCAGATGGTACTAGAATAAGTGTATCAGGCAATCTATATCATATAGACCCTAAAGCAAATTCTGGTATTATAGAAACAGCAATTGACGAAGACGCAAAACATCCAAGACCAGAACATCTTAAATAATGATATTATTTAAAAGACTAACTTATAAAAACTTTTTATCAACTGGTAACGTACCTATCGTTGTCAATCTTGATATGTCTCAAACTACATTAATTGTAGGAACAAACGGCTCAGGCAAATCTACTTTGCTTGACGCCTTATGTTTTGCCTTGTTTAATAGACCATTTAGAATTATTAAAAAAGAACAAATGGTTAATACTATTAACAATGGTGATTGTGTGGTTGAGGTAGACTTTGAAGTTGGTACCAAAAAGTTTAAAGTACGCAGAGGTATCAAACCAAATATATTTGAGATATTTTGTGATGGTAAAAAGTTAAATCAAGACGCTAACAATATTGATTATCAAAAATACCTAGAACAAAATATAATGAAACTAAATTACAGGTCATTTATTCAAGTAGTATTATTAGGGTCATCATCATACGAGCCGTTTATGAAGATGAAACCAAGATATAGAAGAGAAGTTGTTGAAGAGATACTTGATATTAGAGTTTTTGGCCTAATGGACTTAATTTTACGTTCACAACAGAGCGACCTTCAAAAAAAGTTGACGGAGGTGAGGCACCAATGTGAGTTAATAAAGACCAAGTATGAAACTGAAGCAAAATACTTAAAGACGCTGGAGACCAAAGGTAGCGACAACCAAAAGGTACAACAAAATAAATTACAGGAAAACGAAGATAATAGGTTAAAATATACTCAAAAGCTACAGAGCTTGAACGAAGCTATAGCCGTAAGTCAAAATGAGTTAAGTGGTCAAAAAGAAACCGAAAAGAAATTAAAAGAGTTAGAAAAACTAGAAACAAAGATAGAACAAAACCTAGACACACATAAGAAGTCTTTAACATTTTTTGAAGAAAATGATAATTGTCCTGTGTGTACACAAAAGATAGATGACCAGTTTAAGGAAGAGAAATGCGAACACGAAAAAGGTACAATCACAAAACTAGAAAGTGGTCTAGTCCAGCTCGTAGAAGAAATCTCAAAACACGAACAAAAAGTATCTACTTTCTCCAAGGTCTCAAACAAAATATCAGATATGAATGTGGAGATAGCAAAAATCACCTCATCATTAGAGAGTTTGAAAAACCATAGTGACCAAATACAAGATGATATTAATAGATTAGGTGAAAGAGATACAGATATAGAATCTATTGAACTTGAACTGGAAAAGATGTCAGCAGACCTTGGTGTTGCAGACGCTAACCTTACAGATGTACAAGAAGAAAAAGGTTATGTAGATGTATTAAGAGAAATACTTAATGACAAAGGCGCTAAAGCAACTATCATTAGAAAGTATGTGCCTATTATGAATAGTCTTATTAATAAATATTTACAGGCAATGGACTTTTATATCTCGTTTAACCTAGATGAAGAGTTTAACGAAACCGTTAAGTCAAGATTTAGAGATACCTTTAACTACAATAACTTTAGTGAGGGTGAGAAAATGAGAATAGACCTTGCTTTACTATTTACTTGGCGAGATATTGCAAGAATGAAGAATAGTACAAATACAAATCTACTAATACTAGATGAGATATTTGATTCATCACTAGACGGCCAAGGTACAGATGACTTCTTTAAAATTATTAAGACTTTAGAAAAAGAAAATATCTTTATCATATCTCATAAAGGTGATATACTATTTGATAAATTTACTAACATAATAAAGTTTGAAAAACATCAAAACTTTACACAACTAGGTACAATATAATGGCAGAAAAAGAAATAAAACAACTAGGACTAATACCAGCTAACGATATAAGAGTTAACACGGCCATTGCACCGTTTAATGACGCAATGTTAAAAGAACACGGCTTTGAAAATAGAGCAGAGGTTTCAAAAGCAATGTTTATGTGTATGAAAAAATATGGTGGTATAGGTCTAACCTGTAATCAAGCAGGTCTTCCTTTTAGAATGTTTGTAATGGGTAATCATTTATCATTAAAAAATGGTGAAAAGTATGCTGTTTGGAATCCTAAAATAATAAACTCGTCTGATAGAACGGTCTTAATGCAAGAGGGCTGTTTAACTTTTCCTTATCTATTTCTAAAAATAGAAAGACCTTGGTCAGTAGAGGTAGAGTTTGAAGATGATGATGGTAAAGTAATTAAGAAAGAATTTAATAATCTATTCTCACGAATCTATCAACACGAATTTGACCATTGTATGGGTGTAACCTTTGTTGAAAAAGTATCTAAATTAAAATTTGATATGGCCAAGAAAAAGGCAGAAAAGATGTATAAAAGAGACTTACAACTTGCAGAATTAGAAAAAACACAAAAGTCCTCTAACGCTTGACAATTATAATTTTTTAGTATAGGATGTATATATTATGGCTTATTCGTGGAAAAAAGGTATGTCTATTGACGACCAATGGGAAAGTTGGCAAGAACACAATCCATTAGACAAAATACCAGATATAGATACAGATACATTAAAAGAAACAATCATTAAAGATTTATCTTATGTATCTCAAATGGATGTAAAAGAATATACTTTATATCAAAAATGGTGTGAGGTACACGACAAATATCCTACAGCAGAAACAAATAGTTTCTTTGATGATAAACCAGCACTTAAAAATCCACAACAAGGCGCTTTACTACAAGAGATTAAAAACAATTTCTGGTTGCCTGAAGACCCCGAAGAATACTTAAATTTAGAACCTGAATTATTATGGACAGATGGTGATGATGTAAAATCTATTACTGGTGCCAATATGCCAGCAATCTGGAATGGTATGAGAACGTTTTTATCTACTATGAAAAACAATAGTAATATTGGTAGAAATTTAAACTTTTTAATTAGAGATAAGAAAACAAAGAAATTACTTGGTGTTACCTGTATGTCTAGTGATTTCCTAGACCTTACACCTAGAGACAATTACATTGGCTGGGAACGTGAGGCCAAGACGCAAAGAATGATTAATCATACGTGTATCGGAAGTACAATTGTACCAATACAGCCGCTTGGATACAACCTGGTTGGTGGGAAACTACTAGCTTTACTATGTCTATCAGATACGGTAGAAAAGACCTGGGAATATCAATATAAAGATAAACTAGTAGGTGTAACCACAACAAGTCTATATGGTAAAACAAAAACAATACCATTATCACAATATGATAGACTTAAAAACTGGAAGAAAATGGGTTGGACTGCTGGTTCAGTTTCATATGAACCATTAAAACCAACTAGAATGATGATACAAAACTGGTTAAAGAAACAACACACTTACAAATACTTTGAATGGTATGTTGCAAAGAAAGACACAGGTCAACCACATAAAAGAGACCATAGAAATAGAAGTCATACATTTACATATAATAAACTAGGTATAGATAAGAAACTTATAAAGTCTGAACACGCTAGAGGCATATACTTTGGTGAATTATACGAAAATACTAGAGAATTTTTAAGAGAAGAAATAAAAGAAGACAAATTAATAAGAAAATTTGACAATTCAGTAGAAGCATTAACTGATTTATGGAAGAACAAGTACGCCAAGAAGAGATTGGCTAGTTTAAAGAAACAAGACAGAGTATCTAAAGAGACACATTTCTATGATGATATTATCTATATGTCTTGGGAAGAATGTAAATCAAAATATTTAACACAGGTAGGAAGATAACTAAATGACAAATTTATATCTTGAAGAACAAGGAGAAGGACAATTGGAAAAAGAATTTGGTACTAGAACAAATGAGAATCATAAATACAAAAGAGTAAGCGACCTAGATATGTACCAAAGGGTTGCAAAGACAACGGCAATATATCCGAGAGAACAGGCCATAGTATATCCGACATTAGGATTGACCGGTGAAGCAGGAGAAGTAGCTAACAAGGTCAAAAAACTATTAAGAGACGGATATGAAAATAATAAAGATTATAGAGGAGAGCTCGCCAAAGAACTTGGCGATTGCCTTTGGTATATCAGTATATTGGCTGATGATATTGGTTTTAAGCTTTCCGACATTGCTAACACTAATTTAGATAAACTACTAGACAGAGCGAATCGTGGGAAACTATCAGGTTCCGGCGACAATCGGTAGCAAGAATCACACAAAATAGAACAATACCAGAACATAGTATAGTCGGTAACCGTTATGGACCGTAGGAAATAAAACGCTTGACATTTGCGATTTTCTCCTGTAGGATATATACATAATGAAAAAGGACAACACTATGATAAATCTTGATGTAAAAGGCACTCTAGCAAAACTTATTGCTACAGAGAATATAATAATCCAACACAACAAAGTTAAGACAGCTTCTTTTGATGTAAAGAATCGTGTACTAACATTACCTATTTTTAAAGAACAAAAAGGTGATGTGTATGATATGTTAATTGCTCACGAATGTGCTCACGCTTTATGGACACCATATGAAGAATGGTCTTCAATATGTGATGACCAAGAATTAAGAGCATATGTTAATGTCCTTGAAGATACTAGAATTGACAAGTTAATTCAAAACAAATATCCTGGTGTTGTTAGAAACTATCAAAACGGTTTTGATTTATTAGATAAAAAGAATTTCTTTGGTTTACTAGGTAAAGATATTAATAAAGACCTTATGTTAATTGACAAAATTAATATGAGAAGTAAATCATTAAACAGATTACCATTCATATTTGCTCCTGATGATAAAAAATGGTTGGCTAAAGTTGACGCTATCAAAACGTTTGCTGATACCGTTGCTTTGGCCAAAGAGTTAATTGATTGGCAGAAAAAACAAGTTGAGCAAATGAAGAAGTTACCAGATTTTGACAATCACGTTATTGCTAAAAATTATGACCTTGGTAATGATGAAGATGATTTTGATGATGAAGAAGAATCAAATGCTTATCAAGAATCAGATGAGTCAAGTGATGACGCTGATGAAAAAAATGATTTCAATAACTTTGGTGATGAAAAAGCAGATAGTGAAAAGTCTGCTAACCAAGATGGCGACCTTGAAGAGGGTAAAAAATCAGATGAGAAAGATAAAAATAAAGAAGAGTCTTCTCATTATGGACCTGGTGCTGGTGGTGATTTTGATAATGGTAAATTACTTAAAGCGGTTACACAGGAAGCTTTTGATAATAAACATACAGAATTATTAAACAGAGACATTAAAGGTTATACTTATGGTAATATTCCAAAAGCAAACTTTAAAGACGGTTTGACTTCTTACCAAGATTTCTTAAAAGCTTTTGAAAAAGAAAAAGTCAAAGCGAGAAGTTATACTAATACAGCTTCATATGATAAGTGGTTATTAAATGATTACAAAAAGTTTATCAAAGATAATAAAAAAACGGTATCATATCTTGTAAAAGAATTTGAAATGAAAAAAGCCGCTACTGCTTATAAGAGAGCAAGTACAGATAAAACTGGTATTATTGACCCATTAAAATTGCCAAAATACAAACATAGTGATGACATATTCAAAAGATTGACTATTGTTCCTGATGGTAAAAACCACGGTATGATGATGTTGCTTGATTGGTCAGGTTCTATGTCAGATGTATTGAGTGAAACCATACAACAATTAATTAACTTGGTAGAGTTTGTTAGAAGAGTTAATATACCTTTTGAGGTTTACTTCTTTACTAGTGAAAGAAAATATATGTCTGATTCTACTGGTTATGATAAGTCATTTACATATAAAGATGGTGATTGGTATTTTGAAAACTTTAATTTAGTTAATGTTGCCAGCCACAAAATGACTAAAAGACAATTAGATTTATCTATGATGTATATGTACCATATGGGAGATTATTACAAGTCTAATTATGGTAGAGGTTATAGAGACTATGACCATAATAAGCCCTCTGCTTATGGTATACCAAGCGAATTCAGTTTAGGTAATACACCATTAAACGAAGCTTTAGTTTATTGTAATGAATTGGTACCAATGTTTAAGAAAAAATATGGTATTGAGAAGATGACTTTTATTACTCTAACAGATGGTGGTGCCAATGGTATGAGAGGTAAAGTTTTTGGTGACAATAAAGATTATGATTGGTCTACTGAAAAAGTATATATGATTGGTAAGAAAAAATTAGTCAAAAAAGATTCAGATGAAAACCTTACTGGTATGATATTAGAACATATTAAACATACTTATGATGTAAACACTATTGGTTTTTATATTCTAAAAAGAATTAGAAGATGGGACCTAGAAAGATATGTTGACGCTAAAGACTATTTTGATAGAGACAAAAAATATCTAGCTATGAGAAAACAAATGACTAAAGAAAAAGCAGTTGTTGTTGATAAGTTTGGATATAACAAATATTTCTTAATCAATGGTAAAGCTATGAATGTTGAGAACTTTAATATGCAGGATGCTACCGTTAAGAAAGGAACTACTAGTGAATTAAAAAGATTGTTTGCTGGTTCTATGAAGAACCGAATCACTTCAAGAGTAGTTTTAAACAAATTCATACAGGAGGTTGCTTAATGGGTTCCACAACCCTTACCTGGTCTCATAAATTTTATGGGTTGCCAAAAGCGAATCAGTATGATAGGATATACGTATAATTAATAATGAAAGCGAAAGGACAATACACTATGTTAAATGCTAAACAACAAGAATTCGTTGACTATGCTGTTAAAAAGTTTGGTACAAACGAATTGACGGTGACTCAATTAAAGAGCGCCAACAAACATTTTGGTTGCAAGTATGCGCCACAATGGTTGATAAAAAATAGTGATTTCAAAGTTGGCAAATCACTCTTTAAATTACCTACTGAAAACGAAGTAGTTAAAACTAAAGGCGAAACTGAAAAAGTTTTACCTATTGAAACTACAACTAACTCTGAAGCTGCCTATGTGGTATCTTCATTAGTTGGCGACATTGTTCCTAAAAAGGATCCTGTGTTCGTATCATTCGGTAATTATCCCGATTTAAAATCAATTGTAAAATCTAATATGTTTTATCCTGTATTCATTACAGGTTTATCTGGTAACGGTAAAACTATGGGTGTGACCCAAGCTTGTGCCGAAGCAAGAAAAGAACTGATTAGGGTTAACATTACAATTGAAACAGATGAAGATGACCTTTTAGGTGGTTACAGACTTAAAGATGGTCAGACCGTTTGGCAAAATGGTCCTGTTATTGAGGCGATGGAGAGAGGTGCATTGTTGCTTCTTGATGAGATTGACCTTGCCTCTAACAAGATTATGTGTTTACAACCGATACTTGAAGGCTCAGGTGTTTATGTTAAGAAGATTAACAAGTTTGTAAAACCTGCTAATGGCTTCAATGTTGTTGCTACTGCCAATACAAAAGGTCAAGGTAGTGATGACGGTAAATTTATAGGTACTAACGTACTTAACGAAGCGTTCTTGGAAAGATTTCCAATTACCTTTGAGCAAAAGTATCCTACTGCTAAGATTGAAGAAAAAATCCTAGTTGGTACTCTTGCCAAGTCTGGTAAAAAAGACGCTGACTTTTGTAAGAAGTTGGTAACTTGGGCTGATGTAATCAGAAAGACCTACTATGACGGTGGTGTTGATGAGATTATATCAACTAGAAG